TACCCTCTGTATCATCACCAAATATAACATCAGTCATAAATCCACCCCAAGGATAAACAAACATTTCTTCGTCACTATTACCTGGAGCAGGTGTAAAGAAACCGTCTCCTGATGTTGCACCTAAAGAATCAGCACCACCAAAACCTCTAGTTGTTACTTGTGCTTTACGTAATACTGTAGGATTTTCTGCTAGTAATTTACCCCAAGTACTAAATACTTCAAACCATACTTCTGCGAATGGAAATATATTTGTTACTTTGTCAGCTAATGCATGTTTTTGTGTTGTATCATAAAGCAATTGTTTTGTCATAGATAAACCAAAAGCTTTAGATTCAGTATTCATTGTATAATAATCGTCTATTGCACCTGAAGGATACAACTTCTTTAAACCTTTTAATTCATCTACAACTGATTTTGGTACAGCTGCATCAATAGCTTCTTTAATAAATTTATTACGTAAACCATCACTCATGTATTGAAATTTATTACCAATGTATAACCATCTATTTTGTTTAAAAACAACTGACCTATTTAAATAACCAATAGGTTTTGTCATTAAATGCTCAAATAAAAAGTCTGTTGCATCATTTAGTGCGTCTAGTTGTCTAACTAATATATTTCCTTCTTGTACATCATCCATAGGTTTTGACAATTTAACATCACCAATATCTAAATCTAATCCTTCATCTGATACATATTTTTGCAATCTATCAAGTACACCGTTCTTTTTAAAGAATTTAATTGTTTTTTCTGGGTCTTCACTAAAATCTAAATAATCTTTTCTAGTTGCAGTTGCAGCATTATTTAAATCAAATGTTTCGTCAAACAATCTACCTTCTGCAATAGCGTATCTCAAATTAGCATTACCAGTATCTGTGTTTTTTATTTTGTATCTATATTTTTGTGAGTTAGCTAATTTATAATATTCAGTACCTTTTTGTACTTTACCACCTGTTTTAATACGTATTCTTGCTTCTATTGATTGTAAGTACTGGTCTATAAAATCTTTATCATCTAATATTGGTTTAAAGTCATTACCACCCCAATCATACAATGAACGTCTTGCAGCAAAACCTTTTTCGCTATAAATCCAATCATTTAACTCTTTAGAACCATATCTAAATTTTGCAACATTACGTGATATTTCGTCATTACGTAACATAATAAGTTCATTAAATGTTCCTAATGTATAATCTTTTATAAGTGTATCTGGACCTTTAGATTTTATAATATACTCTAAACCTTTAACATCTCTGTTGTATTTTGCAGATGTAAGAAAATCAGAACTTAAAAATGTTTTTTGTGCAGCTTGCATAGCTTCTTGTGAAGCTAATAACTCTACACCATCTGTATTTGCTTTGGTAATACCAGGTAGTTTTCTTAAACTAAGAAACCAAGGGTTTTTAGGATTATGTGCAGATAGCCATTGTATATATCTAAATGGATGATTAAAAAACCCATCAAGACCACTAACAGCTATACGTGCTTGTTCTTCTAAAAACACCCTTGTAAAAAATGCAGCTCTTAATAGTACTAATGGTTTAAATACATTTCTTGTGTAGTAATTAGCTAATAATGTTGCAGAGTCATCATTAAGTTGTTTTGTATTAATAATTCCTTTTTCAAATGGATTAACGTCTGTTTGATTAAATTTAAACTTTTTATATTGATTAACATCATATGCAAATCCTCTTATACCTGTAAGTGCTTCACCACCAGGTTGTGCCTTAAACACTTTACCCATTGCTCTATTTACAATTCTATAATCTAACAAAGGTATTACATTGTCTGACATTTCTGAAAACAACTGTGCAGTTACATGTTGTATATTTTTAGGATTACCGTCTTTAGGGTCAGTTAATTGTATAATTTCGTTTCTTGAACCAACATTAGGTAAAGTTTCTTTATTTGTTGCAGTAGCATATATTTTTGATTTACGCATACCTGCAAATTGTTTAGCAACAATATCAGCTACTATTTCATCATTACCACCACGTTTTTTAATTAACTTTACATCTTCAAGCATTTGATTGTATGTAAAATCTCTAATAGCTTTTTTATCACCAAAATCTAATTTTCTAAATTCATTTAATCTTGCAGATGCAGCAGACATATCATAACCAGTAATTTGCATATGACTTGCTAGTTGTTTATATCCTGTTGCAAAGTTATTAAGTGGTATTCCTAAATAAGGTACAACACCTAATAATTTTCTATAGTAAGGGTTATATGATGAGTTAAAGCTTGAACTAAAACCTAAATACTTTTCAAATTCTAATTTGCCATATGTAGGGTCTAATTCATCAATAACTTTTTGTTTTTTAATCATTTCACCAGCAGCTTGTGTAGTGTCAATAATTGTATCGTTTTTAGTAACAGGTTTTAACTGTGTAACTTTTCTACCAGGAAATGCATAATCTTTAAGTTGTTTACCTTTTGTACCTACGTAACTTCCAAAACTTCTATATGCTGCATTTTCATTACCAACAGTAGATGCAATTCTACCTAATGCTCTTTCTGTTCTAGTACCTTTTTGTTGCAATCTAGTACCTGTTGCAGCAAGGTTTTGTGAAAGTTTATTAATAGTATTAGAACCTTTAACAGGTAATAAACCACCTGATATATTGTCAAGTGTTTGTAATCTATCAGCACCTACATCAGCTTTTATTGTATATCCTTGGTCCATCATGTCACCAAACATTTTTTTAATAACTGCAGGGTTAGTTTCTTTTAATATTTCTTCTTGTACTAATGGATGTAACTTACCAATAATTGGATTATCAGCTAATGCCTGTGAAACACTTTCATCTGTTTTAGCTAATGCTTCAAAAAAGTTATTCATTACAGGTTGATTAAGTACCTCATCTTTTGTTGTTTGAAAAAACTTAGGCACACGACCAAATACTGTATATTCTTTTTTAAGTTTTTTAGCAGCTTTTCTAGCTTGTTTACGATTAGCAACTACATCATCAGAATATTTAACTAAATCATTTGTATTGTAATTAACTAATTTATCAAAATTACCTTTACCAGTAACAGCATCTACTTCATCACCAACTGTTTCTATTATGTCATCAGCAATTGCTCTAGGTGATATTTTTACAGTTTTACCTGTTTTTTTAACAATACCTAGTTCAGTAGCTTCAAATGCTTTGTTAATTCCTCTAAAACCTTTTTTAACATTTTTAATTCCTTTAAGACCTTTACCTGCAATAATTTCAGGAACTATTTGATATGATGCATCAATTACACCAGATAAAGTATTAAACGCAACAGAGCCTGGTTGTGCTATTTCTGATGCTTGTACACGACCTGGAGAGTATTCTAATAAAGTATTATTTTCTGCCCAATCAGGTTTGTAATAATCTTGTGCAGTTTGACCACTAAAAAAGTATCTTTGTTTTGACCTACCTGCATAAAAATTAATTTTGTTTGGATTATATGCAGATGTGTAATGTATTTCTCCATCTTTATCAAATTGTTTAATTGGTTCACCAATATTGTTATATATAAACTTTTTAGCTTCTTCTTCTGAATAACCAAATTTTGTAGTTAAATCGTGAAACATAGGTGTATTAGTAGCATCTATAGATTCAAGTGTTGCTTTTGTACCTCTATCAAAATTAACAGGTTTACCATTTACAACTTGTCTCCACATATTAGCTAATAATGGTTCTCCACCTAAATTATGAGCTTCTTGTATCATATCTATGTGTTTTCTTATATCACCTATTAGGTTTGTATCTTTACCAATATCTTCTATTTCTGTCCAACTAACATCTGTTTGTAACATACTTTGTGCTTGTTCTGGTGTATAACCATCTTGTAATAATTTATCGTAATAACGTATGTCACGTAAATATGCTTGCGACCTACCTACTTGCATAATTTGTCCAGGCACTAATGCGTTAGCAGCAGATGCTAATACTGACCATTTACCTGATGGTCCAAATGTTTGAAATAGTGCATCTAATGCAGCAAAAGCCCAAACACCATATTGTACATCTCCTGGTTTAGCACCACCTGGAAACAAACCTGCAGTAAATAAATCACCAACAGACATTTTCATATTTTTTTCCATATTTTCTGGTTGATACTTTTCGTATAAATCAGTCCACAATTCAGCTTCTTTTTTAACTTTTAAGTTAACTACTTCATCTTCTATTTCTCCTAAAGATAAATAGTCAGGGTTTACACCATTAACAGCTAGTGCTACTACAACATCTGTAGGTAAAGCTGTATATTGTTCAGATATTTTTTCTATATTGTTAACAATGTCTTGTTGACCTTGAAAAGCTACTTTATAATTTTTAATTTGATTTTGTGCAACTTTAGTTGCTTTATCTAAATCACGTTCTCTAAAGTAGTCAGGTATGTAATAACTACTCATTATACTTTCCTGTTATTAATTAACTCCAAAATTATTGGTGATGGATTAGTTTGATATAAAGCTTGCAAGATTACATCAGTATTATCAGATATGACAGTAGGTTGTTCACCAGGTCCTATAGGTACTCCAGCAGTAATTGGTTCTTCAGGATTTTCTGTAGGTGCAAATACATTAGGAGGTGCTATACGATTTTGTTTAGGTAACCCACCACCAGCAGATACTTGTTGTTCTATTGCTTTTCTTTCACCATAGTCACCACCAGGTGCAGCTGCAGGTGCAGTAGCATTGCCATCTGTTCTTTGACTTAATGCACCAGGACCAGAAACTGCATTACTAGCATTTGCTGTAGGCTTTCTGTATCCACCTCGTCTACTTTTGGCCATTATAAAAATCCTTAGTAATAAAAATAATTATACCTTCAGCTGGATATATAATGTTTTCTACACTTTCTGATAAAACATCTAATTCGTCTTGCATACCAAATTCGTCATACATCATATCCCAAAAAGCTACATCATATTCTTCTTGCATTATAAACCAAAAGCCTCTGCTATAGAGGGCGGTTGGGCCTGTGGTGGCAGACCCTGACCACCCAACATTTGTTGTTGTATCATTTGTTGTTGCTCAGGTGATAAACCTGGTTCTTCAGGAGTGTAAAATTGTTTCATAACTTCAGTAATAGCATTAGGTGACTCGTATATAGCAATTGCAGCCATAGTTGCAGCAGGGTCTCCTTGTGCAGACCTAGCTAATATAGAATCAAATAAAACACCTTCTGCTTTGTTTTTACGTATACGTTCTTGTACTTTTTGTATATTTTCTAAACCATCAATATTATCTTGTAAAGTTTCTACGTCTATAACACCAGCTTGTAATAATTGCAATCCAGTTACAATTTTTTGTGGTTCATCAAAACCAGCCATAACTCCGTATATACGTCTAGTTCTTAAATCTCCACCTATGTCCTTTAATGGTTGATAATTTTCAGAAAATGCAGAACCATTTAAATATCCTGCCATAGGTTTTTTTGTAACACCTGTGGTATATGCTAAAACTGTATCCATTTCTAATCTTTTAGCATCCATCTCAACAACTGCGTTTTTAATAATTTCTCTATATTCATTAATCATTAATGACATAGCGCCATTAAGTTCTTGTAAACCAGCACCTGTTACAAACGAATTAGGTGACTGCGCATCATCTGTAACAGGGTAACCACCAACAAGCCTGAGTTGTCTTTCTAATCTATCAATTTGTTGAAACAACTGATATGGCATGTTATTTTGTGGTTTGCTGACCTGTGTACCTGGTGACAAATAGTTAACGGCAAATCTACCTTTTCTATATTGTCCTGATTCTATTTCACCTGAAATGTTTGTTTCAGTAAATACAGCGTCTTCCATAGCTATTGCTG